AAATGTTCCTGCATAATCTATAAATGATACTTCATCACCAATATTACCTGCAGGTAAATCCATTTCTATTGCACCAGCTGTTGTATTAATAAAATAACCTTCGCCAGCCACTGCTGTAAATGTAGAAGTTTTTACTGCTTGCCATGAAGTTCCACCTGATACTTCTGCAAAAGATAATTGACCTACACCTGTTGCACCTGATCCTGATACTGAATCTACTTTTAAAAATCTATCTGCTGTAACATTTCCAGTAGGAAATTTAAGTGTGTAGCTCTGCCCAGATGAATGTGGAGGTGACTGTAATTTAATCCCGTGAGAGTTAGACTCACAGTTAAGTTGAATAGTACCTGGATTTGTTCCACCACCAATTTCTGTAAGACCTGTTCCGTTTGGATATAATTGTGTATTACCATTAGCTGCATCAACAATATTAATATAACTTGAGTCTGTTCCTGAATTTGTAACTAATTTAAGATCGTACGCACCGTTAGAAGATATTTGACCTACTTCTGATCCACCACCAATTAATACTTGATCTGTATCTAGAATTACATCACCAGTTCCGTTTGGTTCTATTTCAACATTTCCGTTTGACGCTGATGTAATTTTATTACCATTAACATCTAAATCACCACCTAATTGTGGAGAGGTGTCATCAACAACATCACCACCAGTTTGTACTTCTATAATATCTGGGTTAGTTCCATCATTTGCTGTGGCAAAAACAATTGCTGTTTTTTTATTTGTAGCTGAAAAAGTAAATGTAGATCCTGAACCTGATGCATATTTAAACTGAACAGTATACGCACCTGAAGTTGAGTTTCTTAAAATATAAAAATTTTGTACGTCTAAAGGTATTGTTACAATTTGATTTCCTGTAATAGTTCCTGTGAAGTCAATCATTCTATGAGCCATTACAGCTCCAGTAGACCCATCAGAAACAGAAAGTGCTGTTGTTTGTGCACCACCTGCAATTGATTGTGCAGTAAAACCACCAGATATTTGTTCGATGATTTGTAAATTTGTATTAGTTTTTGTACCCCATGTACCAGCGTTTTCACCAGTTGCTTGAAGTTCAACACCTAGAGGCGTATATGTTGATGCCATAAATTATCTCCTATTAAGCAGCGTCACTATAACTTGTATTTGATCCAGTTGCAACATCAGAATATGTATCATTCGAACCTGTTGAAACATTGTTATACGATGTATTTGAACCAGTGTCAACATCGCCATAAGCAAAGATATTTACAGCGCCAATACTAAATGATGCTGATTGTCCTGTCAATCCGACCTGCATATCTACAGGTGAAATACTACCAACATTAGCGTTAAATGACTGACCAGTTAATCCTAGAGTCATGTCATTAGGATCTAGAGTTCCTACACTACCTGTCATAGATAGAGAAGTAGGTTGAACTACAGCGCCGCCTAATCCTATGATTGAACCTTGAGTAAACTCTGCTTCTAATCCTGATAATTGAACTACGTCATTTGGTATAATGAGTGAGCCAACACTAGCGCTAAATGATACTCCAGTTAATAAAGCTTCTTGTGAAGAAATACCTTGTGCAGTTCCTTGACTAAATGTTGCTGATACTCCAGAAAGAATAGCTGTTTCATTTGGTGCTTTTGCAGTGCCTTGACTTAAAGTCATATCTTGACCAGTCAATCCAACAGTCATGTCATTAACTGTTACAGACCCAATAGCAAATGGTGATGACAAGCCAATCAAGCCAACTTGCATATCGACCACGGACACTGAACCAACAGAAGACGTAATAGATAATGTGTCGTCTATAACAACAGGAACAAAAGCTTCACCTTGTGAAAAAGTAGATTCTAAACCAGTTGGTGTAATTACTTGATCTGGTACATCAACTGAACCAATACTAGATGTTATTTGTATACCTGTTAAAGAAACAGAAACAGTTTGATCAGAAAGATCTCCCCAGCCACCTGAACCATTCCAAGCTTGTGCACCCCAACCTGTTTTAAGAGTTGTGTCTGCATTCCAATTAGCTTGGCCCCAGGTGAACCTGCCCCATCCTGAAGTTGTCGACATGGTCGACCTCCTACGCTAATCTAATTATTGCTGCTGAAGAATTATTTGCGGGAAATTCTATTTTAAAAGTTCCATTACTAGCAGTTTTATCTCCGCCGAATGCAATTACACAAACGGCATCAGTTGTTGATGATCCACCGTTTGTTGTTGTATTATATATTAATGCTCCATTTGCAGTAAAAGAAGCTGAGCTGTAAGTTACATCACTAAAATCTGTAAATGCAGTTGTGCTTGTTAATCCAACTCCAGTGTTAGTTAAAGTTGCACCACCTGCAGTATATGCAGAGCCTGATGTATTTGTAATTTCTTCTGATGTTGAGTAGTCTGTTGTAGCAGCACCTAAAGAAGCATCACTGTCATATAATGCAATTTTAAAAGTGTGACCACCTGAAGATTCAAAACTGTGTTTACCTTGTAAAAGCTCTTGTTTGAAGCTTGAACATATTGCTGATGATATTGCCATAATTTATCTCCTAAGGGTTTGCTGAGGTTACCGGAATACGAACAGCACCATCTGTGTAGTCATCTCTTCGTCTTCTGCCAACTTGTTCATTAGCAAACTTCTGTACTTCTTGTTTATACTTATTTTCGTATAGTGTCAACATGTCTATCGGACCTTTTAAAAAGCCATATGCCTCTGACAGGCAGCAATATAAAAGACCATTTGGAAAATTAAGACTAATATAATTAGTATCGTTATTTTCTAAAAGATCAGGCATTTTATTAAAATGTACTCTAAATCTATACGTAGTATTTGGAGTAGGCGCTACAAATATTCTACCTGATGTAGTATCAGACTCTCCAGTTGCACCACCAAATGCAGCATAATATTTAGGTTGACCTTGAGCTGCTGACGTTCCTGTTATATCCTGATACTCTTGAAGATAAGACATATCTTTTTTTTCTAGCCATCTGTTAGCTCCTGTAATTTCAGATCCTGCAGTATCATATACTTGTATACCTCTAATAAATAAACATCCTGCTGGTGCGTTTATAGATTCTTGTCCAGCAACAAAATTACCTAATTGTTGTTTTCTGTCTGCATCAATAGGCACATCTCTAAAAATTCTGTATTGTGAATTTAAAATAATATTTTCTAAAACAGCGTCTGTCAAAACATTAGAGTCTGTTTCAGTATAACTTCTTATTTGTGTTTTTAATCCTGATGCACTTAATCCAGCCATTAAATAACTCCTGCTTGTCTTAGTTCTCTACAAACTGGACAGCTTTTTCTGTAGTATATATGTTTACTACAAGGATCTGGTTTAGGTTTTACTTCCTCATACAAAACAATATGTGGATCTTGTTTCTCAGGTTTAAATATATTTTTAATTTTG